GTGAGACGCGGACACCCGAGGCCGCGGTCTCCCTAACCACTGTACTGTTTGAACGAGAGACGATGTAGTCATTACTGCGTCCCTCCTCGCAACACATCGATCATGCATCATGACCCACTTCTCGCAGGCCTGGGCCGCACGGCAATCCGAGCTTGATCGTGCCTTCGCCGAAACCATCCGCCTCGTTCCGATGCGGGCCGGTGGCTATGCGGCGGGTAGTCCTGACCCGGGCCGCATCGAGCGAGAGCTTCCCGCGATCATCACGGAAACGCCCCAGCGCATGCGTGCGGTCGAGAATTCCGTTGGTCGCGACTTCGATCGTATGGTGGTCATGGCCGACACAGTCGCCAGGTCGATCAAGCCACACTCGGAGGCGATTTGCCGAAGATAGGCGATCTCGTGGTTGCGATCGATCGGTCTGACGCTCCCCGCTTCGAGGTCACGACGGTGGAAAGCGACGGGCTCGCCCGCATCCTGCTGTCGCTGGTGAGGTCGCCGTGAGCCTTGCCGTTGCTGCCATCAAGATTGCGGCGCTGCGATCGCTCAAGGGGCGCACATCGGCCGGCCAGGCAGTTTTCGACAGCGCGGTCGAGCCGTTCGATGCGCTGCGTGAGCAAGGAGCGCCGGTCGTGGTGATCTATTGCGACTCGGGCAAACGCGATGTGCAGGGTCGTGATCTGTTCGGCGCAAGGCAAGTCATCGATCTCGCGTTCGACCTGTTCGTTGCGCAGGCGGTGACGGTGGATGCCGGCGAGATGGCGATCCAGATTCCGGCCTCCGACGAGGGCAACGAGATTTATCTTCGCAGCCTTGCCTACGAGGTGGAAAAGGTCTTGCTCACCGAGCAATCGACTTGGCCGGAGCTGTTTCGCCGGCTGTGGTTTTGCGCCTCAGATCGCGATTTATGCGAGTGGGATCGTGGTGCGATCGCCGACAAGGGACGCCGCCAGGCGCTGCTGCGGGCGATCTACAAAGTCGAGACGATTGCCGATCCGACGCCGGGCGCCGAGCCCGAGTGCGTATGGGCCGACCTCCTCGCCGCCATGGAAGCAGACGACGAACTCTCCGATCTTGCCCGGTATTGGCGGCAGCTGATCGCCGGCACGATCGTGCCGGAGTGGCGCCAGGCACAAGCTGCCCTTGGCCTTACGCTCGGTGGAATCCGGGGCATCGGCTTGGCGCCGGAGGATGATACCGAAACGGCAAAAGCGGCCGTAGCCGCCGAAATTGATGTTTCCATGGACGACGGCAGTGAAACGCTAGTCATCGCACCGGAGCCGTGACGCCCGTGTCCATGGAGTTGCTGGAAGTTTTGACCCGGGTTGCCGAGCTCGAGCGCAAGCTGGATTCGATGTTCCGCCACGGGCCGGTGCATGAGCGCAAGAAAATCGAGGGGCGTTGGTTCGTTCGGTTGAAGGTCGGCGGCACCGGTGATGAGCCGTTCCTTTCGCCCTGGATTCCTTATTCGTCGCCGAACGGCGGGCCGCAGGGGCTCAACGTGCATCGCGTTCCGGCGGAGGGTGAGCAGCTGACGATGCTGTCGCCTGCCGGGGATTTTCGCCAGGCAGTAGCCACGTCGCTGTTCTGGTCGGACGATCACCCGCCTCCATCCGAAGACGAGGATGCGGTCACGATCACGCACCCGAAATTCAGGCTCGATCTGAAGGACGGTACGCTCAAGATCGAGACCAGCGAGAACGTCGACATCAAGAGCAATCAGATAGTCAAGTTGAATGCGGGGGACACGATCACGCTTAGGGTCGGCGAAAGTGAAATCGAGATCAACGGCGAAGCTATCAGTATCAAGGCCGAGGATGTCATCATTCTCAAGCGCGTCTTTGTCGGCATGGACACTAAGAACGAAAAAATTCCGATCAAGATTCTAACTGTTGCCGGCCCTGCAAAGCAGGCATTCTCGAAGGTAGGCTGATCGATGGCCGGCATGAATCGCGAGACTGGCCAACTCCTCGATGGCTGGCCGCATGTCGTCCAGTCGATCATGCTCATTATTACGACCAGCTATGGCGAGCGCATGCTGCGCCGCTGGTTCGGCTCGGCCGTCCCGCAGCTGCTGGGTGAGAACCTGACGACGCCGACCGTGGTGCGGTTCTTCGCGGCGCTGATCGCGGCGCTCGAGGTGCGTGAGGTTGATACCGGGCTGCCGCGGGAGCCGCGCTTCAAGATCATCAAGATCACACCGCTGCGTGTCGATCGCTCGGGCGAGCTGCGACTGGAGATTCACGGAGTTTACCTGCCGCGCGGACACCTCGGCGATTTCACGCCGGAGGACATACGTACGATCGTGCTGGCGCCGAGTGCGGCCGGCTCGCTTCAGGCGATTTGACGATGGCGCGACGATTCCTTCAGCCCGAGCTGGCCCGATTGCCCGAGCCACGGCTGATCGAAGAGATCAGCGCCGATCGCCTGATCCAGGAGATCAAGAGCGACGTGCTGGCGCGCTGGGATGAGGTCAGGACTGAGCGGCCCGACCTGCCGGCGCTCGACACCCTCGGCCTCGAGACCGAGCCGCTGACGGTGCTGATCGAGGTATTTGCCTATCGGGAAACGCTGCTGCGGGCGCTGGTCAACGACAAGGCGCGCGCGGTCCTGCTGGCATTTGCGGTCGGGTCTGACCTCGACCATATCGCGGCGCTCGTCGGCGTTGAGCGCGCCGTTGTTGCGCCGGCGACCAACAACGCACCAGCCATCATGGAGACGGATGACCGACTGCGCCGGCGCATCCAGCTGGCGCCGGAGGCTTTTTCCGTGGCCGGCCCAGCCGGCGCCTACGAGTTCCATGCGCTCTCGATCGACCCGTCGATCCTCGACGCCTACGCCTACTCCCCGCGGGAGGGCGAGGTGCACGTCATCTTGGTTGGGGAGGACATCGAGCCTGTATCCGACGACGTGATGACCAAGCTCATCCGCACGTTCAAGCTCGGGGACGTGGCGCCGCTGACGGACAGCGTTACCGTGCGGCGCGCGCGGGTTGTTCTGTTTGACCTCGCGGTCGAGGCGAGCGTGACCAGCGGCGCCGACACCGTCGCGGTTCGCTCGTCGATGGAGAACGCAATCCGCGCTTATCTCGCGACCCGCGCCCGGATCGGCGCTCCGGTCTACATGGCCGGCGTCATTGCTTCGGCGAAGACAGCGGACATCGAGAACATCGTTATCACGCAGCCCGCCGGCAACGTGCTCTGCGAGCCCGATCAAATTGCAAAGCTGGACGCGCTTACGGTGACTGTGACGGTCGTCGGTTGATCCACTTTTCAGCAGCGAACGGATTGCGGAGATGATTCCGTTCCAGGAGCATTTGCTTCCGCTAAACGCGTCCAGGCTCGAACAGGTCTTCGCGTCCTCGGCTCGCCGGGTGCAGGCGATCCCCACGCCGATCGGGACGGTGAAGCGGCCGGACATTGCCCCGCAGCCGTTTCTTCCGTTTAACGCCTGGGAGTACAGCGTCGACCTCTGGAAGGCGGATTGGCCCGATACAACGAGGCGCGTGGTTGCGGGCTCCTGGTATTGCGATCACGCGGTCAAGGGCACCAGGCGCGCGCTCGTGCGGTATTGCTCCTATGTCGGGAGTACGCTGCTGGCGGCGCTCACCCCGCCGGGCAAGTTCCATCTGTCGCCGTCATGGTCGGCGGAACAGCGTGAAGCGTGGCTGCACTCGCTGCCGCAACTCCAGGTCTGGGACCTCAAGCAGCGCGGCAAGCGCGGCCGTCTCCTGTTCGCCGGCTCAGCCATCTTCAACTCATTCCTTGATCGGCACTGGCCGATGCAGTCGGACGCTCGCTTCCGGCTCGAGCGGCGCGCCAGCATGACCATTGACGGAACCACGATCGCGGTCGACGTGGACGGGCTCGGCAATCAGGCCGACCGCGTCCGCATTCGCGGCTCGAATGCCCGCGGCATGCTCCTGGGGGCAAGCCGGTATTGCTACCTTGTGCCGAGCACTGCGGCCGATCGCGTGATTACCTTTACGTTCATCGGCCAGCCGGCGCACGGCATCAGGTTTCCGGTGCGCCCAGGCCTTACGATCAAGTCGGTGATACCCGATCGCGTGTTCGCACGCGGTCACGCCCCACGCAGCGTGTTCTGCAGCGGTCGTCTCAATGGACGCTACCTGGTCCCGAGCGGGGCGGCGCTGCGCATCTACTCGCGCGTGGCAATCTGGGACAGCACGCGCGCGCCTCCGGCTCGGAAGGCCATCGCCTTCCTCGGGCGCGGCCGGATGGGCATCCCGCCGCACACGGCCGAGCTCAAGGTATCGATCCCCGGAGGCCGGCCCGCACGCGCTTTCGGACAATATGTGCGCGGCCATCTCGTCGCCGCCGATCGCGAGCGCTGGCGCGACACGCTCATTGCCATCCGCGCGGCGAAACGGCTGTCCGACAAGCTGCAGCTGAACTCTGCGACCTACCGGCCTTACCGGGTCGGTTCGATCATTCTCATGGGCGGCTCGTATCCGCTCGGCCGCTGGACAAGGAGCTGAGGAACCGTGCGCGAGATCGTCAACTTCCGCGACCGTCAGGAGGTCCAGGCCGCCGACTTCACCAGCCTCCAGCTCTATGCCCGCGCGAGCTTCGACGACCTGATCCGCGATGCCGTCCAGGACGGCAAGGGCTTCGCTGGCTTCGAGGTGACACAGGCAACCTCCTCCGATGTCAGCGTGGCAGCGGGGCGCTTCTACACGGCCGGCGCGATGTACTATCGCGACACGGCGACCACGATCCAGCTCGCAGCGATGCTCCCGCTCGTCACCAAGAAGAGGGTTGCGATCGTGGTCTGGGGCCTGCCGGCGGACATCGATACCGAGCCGCGGGATTTCCTGGTCGATGTCGAGACCGGCGAGACCGAGCCCCAGGTGGTTGCCATGCACAATGCACGACAGGTGCAGATGCAGGCGATCGCCGGCATCGAGGCTCCCGATCCGCAGCCTCCGGCCAATCTCGACGTGAACGTCCTCCCGGTCGCCTATGTGACGCTCGCAACCTCGGGCATCGTCGCAGTCGAGCCTGCCGTCGGCAACCGGCTGCCGAGTGTAAAGGAGAATGCGGCGGCCCTTGCCGCGCTGAAGACCTGGAAGGACACCGTCGACCCGCGCATCGCCACCATTGCGTCGGAGATCGCGGAGATCAAGCGACGGCTCGCTGGCGTGAGTGATCAGCACGACCTGCTGCAGATGGCGGCGGACTTGGCGCGCGTGAAGGAGCTGATCGGTTTGCCCGCCGATTACGCCGAGTACGGCGCCGACCGCTTCCTCGACGACAGCGATAGCGACACCGCGAACCTGGAGTACCTGGCAAAGATCGAGGAGGGCATCCGCTTTGCCGCCGAGAATGCGGCGCAGAGCCAGCTCTCCGTCTTCAATCCGCTCGACCCGAACATCAAGCTGTCGGACGGCCTGGTCCTGCCGGCCTGGGACCATGCGCGCCGCCTCACGGTCGGCGACTATGTCGCCGAGACCTCGCTCTCCCAGTATGGCTATCAGACCATCGAGCTCAAGCAGTTCACCATGAGCCGCGAGCGCATCCGCTACGGCAATGCGTTCACGGTGTGCACGAACTCCGCGTGGTTCCGGTCCGGCCAGTACGACCCAACGGCGAGCACCCTTCGCATTGGCAACGAGACCTTCGAGGTGACCCCTGCCGGCGGGTTCGGCCTGTTCGGGCTGTTCTTCCACTTCGTGCGGGTACGGCAGTTCTGGCGCGACTGGGTGGAGGA